CTAATCTTTTATCGGTAATATTAATAATTCATCGTTATTTAGGAGACTAAATAAATGGCTAACGTAGATAAAGCCTTCGGGCTTCGTCCATACAAAGGTCTTAATGTTGGTTCGGCTGTACAAGAAGCAAACAAATACAACATTTCTCCCTCTGGATATGATACAAGCATCTTTCAAGGTGACTTGTGTATATTCGCAGGTGGTTATATCAACAGGTCAGCAGCTAGTTCTGCTAACATTGTTGGCGTATTTTCGCATTGCTACTATGTTGCATCTGACGGCACCCCGACCTTTAAGAATTATTACCCAGCGGATACGACTGCACTCGGAAGTGGCGCCATAGAAGCATATATCTATGACGACCCTAACCAAATGTTTGTAATACAAGCAGATGGTGCCTCAGCAGTAACTTGTGTAGGCAGAAATGCAGACACAGATGGTATTGGCGGTAGTACAACAACGGGCGTAAGCACTCGAGAGCTTGATTCAAGCACAATAAACACCACCCAAGCTTTACAGCTTAAGATTATGGGTGCGGTTCAAGATGATGCTAACGGGGATCTCACAGCGGATAATGCAAATTTGGTTGTAATAATCAATGAGCACGCTTACAGAGGTCCTGTAGCTGGAACATAAGGAGTAAATAATGGCTATAAGTAGAGCGCAACTCGTAAAAGAATTGCTACCTGGCTTAAATGCTCTCTTTGGACTAGAGTACAGTCGCTATGACCAAGAACATGAAGCAATTTATGATACTGAGTCTAGTGACCGAGCTTTTGAAGAAGAGGTTATGCTCACTGGTTTCGATACAGCACCTGTTAAATCAGAAGGAGCCGGAGTGGCATTTGATCAAGCACAAGAAGCCTTTACGTCTAGATATACCCATGAAACGATTGCATTGGCATTCAGCATTACTGAAGAAGCTATCGAGGATAATCTTTATGACAAATTGTCAGCAAGATACACTCGTGCGCTCGCTAGAAGTATGTCGAACACCAAGCAAGTAAAAGCAGCCTCTGTCCTGAATAGGGCGTTCAATTCAAGTTATCCTGGCGGCGACACGAAAGAACTTTGCGCAACAGACCATCCAACTGTGGGTGGCGCTAATTTGCGTAACGAGCTTTCAACGTCTGCTGACCTTAATGAAACTTCATTAGAACAAGCACTAATCGACATTGCGGCCTTTACTGATGAGCGGGGACTAAAAGTTGCTCTCCAAGGAATGAGACTAATTCTTCCTAAAGAGCTTCAATTCACCGCTGATCGTTTAATGGAATCTCAAGGACGTACAGCAACTTCTGACAATGATATTAACGCTATACGCAATATGGGCATGGTCCCAGAAGGCTATACCGTAAATCATTATCTTACCGATACAGATGCGTGGTTCATTAAGACTGATTGTCCGAACGGGTTCAAAATGTTTAACCGTTCACCAATCAAGACTTCAATGGAAGCGGATTTTGATACTGGTAATGTACGATACAAGGCTCGCGAAAGATATTCGTTTGGGTGGTCTGACCCCCGAGCAGTCTTTGGCAGCCCCGGAGCATAAGCAATAAGCTAAATTGGAAGTTGTAATACACTTTCTTACTCAGTATTACAGAGAAAGGGGCTTCGGCCCCTTTTTTCTTTCTTTTTTCCTTGTTTAGCAGTAATATAAACCCTTATCTAGGATTTTATATTTACCTATCGACTGACCTAGCAGACAATGCCAAAAGACGATAGGATTATTAAGGAGACTTAATTATGGCAAATTCAAGCTTTAGCGGACCAGTAAGGTCCAAAAACGGGTTTATAACTTATAGAGTTAATAGTTCAACAGGAGCAGAAACTACTTACGGAACTAGCGAAGGTGGTGCGTACCAAATTGGTAGCACAACTGGAACAAGTTCAATACTAGGTTTTGCACCCACGGACTTTTTTACTGGTAAGGGATCTAACCCAGACTCAATTATCAACCCTTTCACAAGTGGAACCACTTCAATAACAGATTCTTTAGGAAATGATATTCCTTTAGGCTCAGTTCTTTATTACGGTGACAGAGTATTTAGATACGGTTTAGCAGGTGGTGTTGCGTTAACAGCAGGAAAACTTGTTCAAACCATTGTTGGAACAAAGGCTGATCATCAAGATTTAGCCCCAACCGCAGCAGTTGCAGCAGGTGAGTATGAGATTTCAGTAGAAACAGCAGGAACTGACCTTACTTTAAATCAGTATGCAGGTGGTTATCTTTATGTAAATGATGTAACAGGCGAAGGACAATGTTTAAAAATTAAGTCTAATCCAGTACATGATCATTCAGCCGATCCTTCAGTTGTTATCACATGCCACGATGCATTAGCTACAGCAATAACAACTTCATCTAAAGTTTCTTTAATGTCAGATCCTTGGTCTGGACTTGTGGTTGCACCAGCAGCAGAAACAGGTGCAGCAATGGGTGTCCCAGTTGTTGACATGGCATTAAGTGCTTACGGTTGGTTCCAAACTTATGGACCAGCAGCAGTATTAACTGTAGGAACATTAGTGCTTGGGCATAACGCAGTGAGATCAGCAACCGTTGCAGGTGGCGTAGCCCCAGCAACAAGCGACATCTTAGATATCGTTGGTACAGTTATGCTGGTTGATGTAACTACTGATTATTCACTAATCAAACTTAATATATAAGTAGGGGTAAATTATGGCTAATACAGTCACAGGACCCACTACTCAATATGACTACGACAAGAAACTCATAGTTTATTGTTCCGTTCTTTCAGACGGAAGCGCCAGTAGTACCACTTTAGTCGACGTTTCAGCTTTGAACCAGTCGGCGAATAAAGAAACATGCACGCATGTGGCTTTAAATAAAATATGGTATACCGTGAGCGGTGCCCCGGATGCACCGGCATCACTTGATTGGGACGCAACAACGGACGTTACTTTTTTGACCCTGGCTTATGACAATACGTTTGATTTTAGCACTATAGGGGGCTTAGTTAATACGGAAGCATCGGGTTATTCAGGAGACGTTCTTTTCGTAATTCCTTCAACATCGGACGCAGGCAATGAATACACAGTTTGGTGTGAGTTTTTGAAATATTACGAAGCGCCTAACAACTAATGGCCACGTCAGAGACAACTACGTTCGATCTAAACGTCGACGAGTTGATCGAAGAATCGTTTGAACGTTGTGGACTAGAATTAAGGACCGGCTACGATCTGGAAACAGCTAGGCGGTCCCTTAATCTTATGTTTGCTGAATGGGCAAACCGAGGCTTAAATCTCTGGCTTATTGTTGAAAGAACAGAAGCGTTGACCGAAGGCACCACCAGTTACGATCTTGGTACAGACCTGGTTAATGTTTTGTCTGCGGTTATCCGTCGTACTTCTGGAAGCACCTCAACTGATTATCAGGTTAATAGGATCAGTAGGAGTGATTATCATTATCTTCCGAACAAAAGCACTAAATCAAGATCAACTCAGTTTTATGTGGAAAAAAGTATAACACCGAAACTGTACTTGTACCCGGCGCCGGAAAACTCTACGGACGTTTTTCGTTATTATGCTCTAACACGCATACAGGACGCAGGCATTTATACCAATACTTTAGAAATAACCTTTGAGTTTCTCCCTGCGATGGCAGCAGGACTGGCTTATTATATAGCTATTAAAAGGGCTCCAGACCGCGTGCAGATGCTCAAACAAATATATGACGAGGAATGGCAACGAGCCGCTTATGAAAACATTGATACTGTAAGCTCTCGTTTTTTACCGGCTAGGACCATTATCTAATGGCTTTTGCAGCGGGTAAAAAAGCGTGGGGTATATGTGATATATCAGGGTTCCGTTACCGTTTAAGGGACATGAAAATGACTTGGGACGGCTTATTAGTTGGGCCCGATCAATGGAGTCCAAAACAACCTCAATTAAGTCCTCCTCATTTTGCAGCGGACCCAGAAGCCCTGCTCAACCCCCGTCCTGCTAGAACAGAACCCGTTGCAGAGGCTTTGTTGACCAACAACCCTTTTCTTTCAACAGCAGGGAGTGCGGTTATTAAGGTCTTTGAAGATGACCATGGTCGAAGTACCGGGGACAAAGTACGTTTTAGAGGAGCAGAAGTGTTTGACGGGTTTACTGTCGCAACACTAACCGATCCAGACGCGTATTCAATTACAAAAGTGGATGATGATATCTATACTTTTTCAGCTATTTCTGGAACCGGCACAAGTGGGGCAAGAGGCGCAGGACCCTTTGTTTCAGTAGGTCCGGCACAAGCGCTTTTACCATTAAACCCTTTTAAAGCAGAAAGCTCTGGAGCGAACGCAGTGGTTCGTGTAACCGAGTTTAAACATGTTAGGACCACGGGTGATACCGTTCGTTTTCGTAGCACCGAGGCTTTTGATGGAATAACAACAACTGTGCTTGAAAGCTCTGATGGGTATACAATAACGGTTGTGGACAGCAACGAATATAAATTTACTTCAACAGGGACGGCTACTACGGGTGATATTACCGGTGGTGGTTCTACAGTAACCGCAGGGCCAACAACATGAGCTTTACCTACAGTGGATTAAAAACAGCGGTTCAGAATTACATGGATAATTCTGAAACCACCTTTACTAATACGCTTGATACCTTTATTAAACAGGCGGAAAACCGTATATTTAATACGATTGAACTTAATGTGTTTCGTAAAAACGTTACTGGAACTGCCGCATCCGGGAACCCCTACCTTTCATCGCCTTCAGATTTCGTGGCTCCTTTAAGTTTAGCTGTTTTAAACAGTGATAGTGAGTACACTTATTTATTATTAAAGCACCCTAGTTTTATGCGCAATTATATACAAGCTGCTGCAACAACCGGAGTTCCTAAATACTATGGGCAGTTTGATGATGACACCTTTATTTTAGCGCCAACACCGAATGCTAATCTGACTTTTGAGCTACATTATCTGTATCAACCCGCCTCATTAACCGCAGCAGGGGACAGTGGCACGACTTGGATTTCAGACAATACCCCGGATTTATTACTATACGGTTCTTTAGTAGAAGCCAGTATTTTTATGAAGCAGGAGCTTACTGAGACCAGTATGTTTGAACAACGTTTTCAGGAAAACCTTGCTCGAGTTACAAATTTAATGGAAGGAAGATCGACTAGAGACGAAAACCGTTTTGATAAACAACGCGGTGCTACAGCTCCACAATAAATGCTTGAAAACAAACTGAAGGGCAAGAAAATTGCCATAGTCGCCATGGGCAAAAGTCAACTCGACTATCACTTGTCCATTAGCCACAGCCAGGAGTACGATGAAGTTTGGACCATAGGCTCAATGTGTGCGGTTATAAAAGCAGACCGAGCGTTTATCATGGATCCAGCGAGTAGGTTTTTTGACACCTTTGACGCTGGTCCACAAACAAAAGTAATGTGCAGAACACTTCCTAGATTAGAGATTCCTGTGTATTCGTGCGTAAAAGATAATCGAGCCCCCGCTATCGAGCTTTATCCTTTGGAAGAAGTTGTAAAAGCAACCGGCTGTGCGTATTTCAATAACTCAATTGCTTATGCAATTGCCTTTGCACTGTACCAAGAGGTAGGAACAATAAACATGTTTGGAGCTGATTTTACCTATAAAACTAATGTTCATTTTGGTGAAATGGGAAGAGCTTGTTGTGAGTTTTGGTTATCGAAATGTATACAGAAAAACATTGACGTGTCCATTGCACCTTCGTCTTCTTTGTTGGATACTAATATTCCAATAGAGGAAAAATTATATGGATACCATAGGCTAGATGATTCTCCTGTGGTATATTTAGAAAGAGGTGAATTAGTTGTTGGAAAACTTTCTGACGTCCTGGAAGAAAAAATGCCTTCAGGAGTATCAGGGAGAGAAGACATTGGTCCACCAGAACCAGAGAAATATTGATGGAAACTGATTCATTTACAATCTCCATAGGAAACCTTGGAGTAAAGACAACACATGGTAGAGGCCATACAGTAGAAGAAGTCGCTGAAATGGCTACTAATAAACTGGTTTCGGTGAGCGACACAGCGCCGGATCCAATTAGAGCACAAGCCCATGCCTTCAAAAAAACGTGTCATACGGTAATTACTTATTATATGCAAGAGGCAATTAAAAACCACATGTGTACAATAGGCAATAAATTAGAACAGCAAGGCCATAAGGACCTTGCGGAAATTATTAGGAGGCTATAATGGCTATAACACAGGCAATGTGTACTTCTTTTAAGAAAGAACTCTTAGAAGCAAAACACGATTTTTTACTTTCTGGAGGGGATACCTTCAAGTTAGCCCTGTATACCAGTTCAGCTACTATGAGTGCATCTACCACAGC